CGTCTGATTCGATTGACAAGCAGGGGCCTAAAGACACGATTGTGTTCAAGCCGTACGATAAGCCCGTTGAATTGCATATGTTCAAGGACATTCCGTTGATTCAGTTCGTTAATAACGAGGAGTTACAGGGCGACTGTGATAAAGTGTACGCCTTGATCGATGCCTATGACTTTACATCATCGGATGTCAGTTCAGAAATAGAGCAGTTCAGGTTGGCATATATGTTCTTTGCAGGCATGGCACCTGATGCAAAAGTAAGGGACGAAGCTAAGAAGACAGGTATTTATGGCCTGCCCGATGAAACAACAAAGGTAGGATTCATCACAAAAGACATGAACGATGACGCTATTGAGCATCATCTGGAACGGCTAGAAAAGAACATCTATCGGTTTGCCAAGTCAGTCAATTTCAGCGATGAAGCGTTTGCCGGCAATATCAGCGGCATAGCGATGAAGTTCAAGATGTTCGGGCTTGAATCGAAATGTATCATATCAGAGCGCAAGTTCACGGCAGCACTCAGGACGCAGTACATGGTTCTGAGCACATATTGGAAGGTTAAGCAGTCATCCATCGATTACATGAAGATCACGTACACATGGACGCGTAACTTCCCGCTGAACCTGTTGGATGAGGCCGAAACGACCGCTAAGTTGAAAGGGCTTGTATCAGAAGAGACCAGACTGGGCCTGCTGTCGTTTATCGATGACCCTCTCAAAGAGATTGAGAAGATGGAGCGCGAAAGTGCCGGTATAGTCGATCTGGACGAGCCGGAACTGGACATAGACGGTAATCCGATTGAGCCGGCAGGGATGCCAAACAGTGAGGCATAAACATGGGTAAAACAGATGACATAACAGAAATTCAAGTTGATTGTTCTTGTGGTGTAGAGATCATGAAAATAACAAAATGGCACGATGAAGATGAATATTTTATATCTTTGTATTACCATCAACCACCGATGCATATATATCGCCAACTATGGGAAAGAATTAAATTTGCTGTGAGGGTCATGATTGGCAAGGATCACTGTATTAGTGAATTAGTCCTTGAAGAAAAGGACATTAGGAAACTGGCAAAAGAACTGCAAGAGCATCTAGAAGTAGAAGAATTCGTAAACAGTTTATTCAGTGAGGCATAAATATGTCACTACCATCTGATTTCGCATTAGCAGACAAGGTTGCTGATCGTTCCCTGACCGTCATGGAGCGGCAGATCACGAACAAGTACAAGCAGTCGTACAAGACTGTTAAGTCCGTGTTCGCTGATGTGTTCGCCAAGTATGAACAAGGCGGCGTACTGACCTATGAGGAAATGGCCAAATACAACCGGCTTCAGGCGATGCAAAAAGAGATCAACAAGACCCTGACTGAGATGTATCAGGCCGACCGAACGCTGATGAATTCCGGCTTGAAGGGCATCTATGCAGACGGCTACTACCGGACCGCGTATGCACTGGAAAGCGATATCCAGGCCAGACTAAGCTATAAGATATTGGACGCAGCACGGATTAAAGCGGCCGTTCAGAACCCTATATCCGGCTTGACACTGAACGAAACACTGGCAAAGAACAGGGTTAATGTTATCAGCAAGATCAACCAGGAAATAACGAGAGGATTAGTCAAGGGCCAGTCATACGGCAAGATGGCCAACGCTATCAAAGACGTACTGGGCGGAGATGCTAAAAAGGCCATCCGGGTAGCACAGACCGAAGCGCACAGGGTACACAACATGGCACGATACGAAAGTATCAAGCACGCTGATGATATCGGTGTTGACATGGTCAAGGTATGGGTAGCGACACTGGACGGATCGACACGGCCCGCGCATCAGACACTAGACGGCAAGGAAGTCAAGCCAAAGGCAGATTTCCACAGCAGTAATGGCGGATCGGGTCCAGCGCCCGGCATGATGGGCACAGCAGCGGATGATATAAATTGCCGATGCACGATGATAGCCCAAGTAGCAGGAGTCAAGTCGGATTTCAGGCGTGTTCGGGGCGAGGGTGTTGTACCGTATAAGACCTATGATGAATGGGCTAAGGCGAAGGGGATAAAACCATGAAGCTAAAATATGAAAAGACTACCGTATGCACTGATGTAACCTTCACGCGAGCAGACACTGAAATATATAGGATAGGATTAGCTGACAAGCATAGGTTTTTTGTTCGTAGAATAACGGTCCCGTTTTTTGTGCTTAGAAACATGTTGCGAGATGCTGGCTATGACATCGTGAAGCTGGACAAACCCCATGATCCGTGAGTTCGTCGCCTGGTTTGGTCTGGGCATAACTGTATGGTCCGTAGTTGGCATGATAGTAATCAGCATACTGTTCTATTTGCAGTTTGCGGTAAGGTAGGGGGGGATATAACACATGAACCAATATTTTCAAGCCGGAAAACATAGATTGTTTATCGACCATGCAAATGAAGTTTACTGCACCAACTATAACTATATTGGTGGTAATTATTACGTAATTATCAAAGTTTTAGATATCCAACAAATGATTGAGACTTGTGAAGAATGCGGGTATACTTTGATTAATAACGTTATCAGTCATGCACCAAATTATTGTAGAAATCCAATTCCCAGATCAGATTATCAAGAATATAAAGAATGTTCCCAAAAGGGCTATGTCTGGGACAAAGCTCCTAGCCGAAAATCAGACTTTCAAACTTATTTAGAGACATCTAAAAGAGGGGAATTGAAGATCTGGTGCATGTCTTTCAATAATTAATAAAGCTGTCCGTTCGATCCAAAAACGACCGTATCGGACCACACCGAACAAATACAGGAGGAACCAAAATAATGGCATTTGTAAGAACGTTCCTGATCGTTACTTTCGATGATGGCGACACATTGCAGGACAAGGAAATATTACGTAAAGTATATGAAGGGCAGGGCTATTCGCAGATATCCGAGGTCGGTCTGAATATGCCGGGCGTAAACAAAACAAAGATCGTCAAGGAATGGATGTTTGCCAGTCCGCCTATCATCGGAAAGGTCGAGGGTATGCCGGGATTAGACAACCGGACAGACGGGCAGAAGAAGGCGGAACTGTTTAATTTCAACGCGAAGGGTGATGGATGATGAAGGTAGCAGCACTGATTCTAGCAAAAGGCAACAGCAGGCGCGTACACAATAAAAACACCAGGCTATGCGGTGGCAAGAAACTAGTCGAATGGCCACTATTAGCAGCTATGGAATCAGAGGTTATCGACGATGTTTTCGTTAGCACTGACGGCGCAGAGATCAAGGAAATAGCATTGGAGTATGGCGCCTATGTGATAGACAGGCCGGCACAGCTCGCCACGTCTACGGCAGGTGGGGCACCTACACAGACACATGCGCTGAAGAAAATATTTGACACCGGGTTCAAGTATGACTATATGTTCAGCATGTGGGCGACATCGCCAATGATCCAGGCGTGGCAGCTGGACGAGGCGTTTCATAAGTTTATCGATTCCAGGTACGCGACAAACCTTTCAACGGTGACCAGTATCAAGCCGACAGCACTGACGAATATCTATATCCATGATCCCGGGGACAACCGGCTCATGAACACATTTGGCCAGATGGGACCACCGCCATATTTCGGACTGCTGCCGTTCGTCAAGACCAATGGCGGATTCGGAATATACAATCCGAACCTGGCTGATTATGCCAAGCTGATCGATATCACACCGGAAACAGAATACGCTGAAATACTGGCAGACTATGCATCAGTCGCAGCCTCATATAAGAGAGCGGACATAGCTGACAACTCATACACGACCTACGGGTATATCATCGACCGGATCAGCGCGCATGATATCGACACGGAAGACGATCTGGCGCTTGCTGATTATTTCCTGAGGATGAGGGCTAAAGATGAAGCTCTAAAGAAAGAGTTCCTAAAGAAAGAAAAGGACAAGGAGGACAAGCAGAAATGTTTGAAATGAATCATATCAGCGTTGAAATGGAAACCGATGATCAAACAAAATCAGTTGTTATAAATGGCGTGGAAATTATCATTCAAGACATTTCCATCTCAAAACCAATGCACCAGATAGCTGAAGTGACCTTGAGATTCCCGGCTACTGTTGATTGGATTAGCGCAAGGGAGGAGGTTCCGAAATGAAACACTATATCACGAAATACATGGAAGACGGCAAGCAAGTCATCATGTCATGGCTGCAGATCAATCTGTCCGGCAAGTGCTATTACTTTTCGAAGCGCTATTTGTGAGGAGAAAACAAATGATTGAAGAAGTAAACCCGGAAGAACGCGGAGTGTTGATGCAGGCGATTAAGCCTGTGACGGATGGTGAACAACCGGCCGAAACAGTAAAAGCTGTATCGCAATCGCCTGTTACTGATGCTATTACCGAACCAGCTGAAACGGTCCAGGCATCCGGCTATATCGAAACCGACTTGCCCGATCATGCAGATCAGGCGCTTGAAATCATGAACCGCTTAGAATACATCTACAACAAGCCATCACCACCGCGCCCAAATATCGGCGTAGAATCCGACGGGTTCAAAGATGACGATGCGCTTGAAGCAGTCAAAGACAAGGCCTGGAAAACCATCCGCGAAAACATAACCAAGCTGTACAAGACCAAAGTCAAAAAGGTCGCTATTGTCGGTACTGCCATGACACACAAAGACGCGCCTTATTCTGATCCTAGCTGGGAGATCTGGGGTCTGAACGATCACTGGAACAATATGCCACGAGCTACACGATGGTTTGAGGTCAATTATGAGGCTTGCAAGATTGCCAAAGTATCACACCAACCGGATATGACCAGGATGGACTGGCTGAAGAAATGCCCGATCCCGGTCTACATGGAAGAGAAATATCCAGAGGTGCCGATGTCTGTCAGATTCCCATATGAGGATATATTCAACTATATATGCGACATGGACCCGTGCGGCAGGGACTACCTGACCAATTCCGTATCGTACATGATCGCCATGGCCATCTATGAGGGGTTTGATGAGATCAGCCTGTACGGCGTGGATATGGCGGTCGGGTCGGAATACGAAAAGCAGCGGCCATCCTGTGAGTTCTTTATCGGTATCGCTAAGGGTCTGGGGATCAAGATATACATCCCGGACCAGTCCGACCTACTGAAAACACTTGTCGTGTATGGCAGGTCACAGAAAGCCGACGCGTTTATTCTGAAGCTGCAGGATCGCAGGAAGTTTCAACAGGCACAGGTCAAGCAGATCGATCAGGCGATCAAGAAAAACCA